AAGCTCTGTAGTTTGTTGAATAGTTGTACTGTTTCTGGATTCACTGCTTCTCTGAGATTGGCAAGATTGGTTCTGCCCTTCCTGTGTACTTGTGTTTGTTTGATCATTGAATCCACACTCCTCTGAGGAAGATGATCCATTGTCGTTGGGGTAGGCAACGAGCCACCACCTGCTTCTCTGATGACAGGCCCCCAAAGAACTTGCTGATATAACTGCCCATTCTGCATCATACCCTGCTTCGTAAAGTTCCCTGAGAACGATGTCCAACCCTCTATTAAGGATCGCTGCCACGTTTTCCAAGACAACGTATCTGGGTCGTA